CCTATGAACGTCAAGAGGACGGCAAGAGGCGAGCCTCAGAGCATCCTGTTGCCAGTATTCTCTCTCGCCGTCCCAATGACTATATGACGTCCTACAGCCTGCGCGAAACCATGATGGGTCACTGTTTGATGTGGGGCAATTCTTTCGCAGAGGTGGTTCGAGATGGAGCCGGCAATCCCACGGCACTGCTCCCAATCACGCCGGATCGCATACGGATCGAGATCGATGATAGTGGCCAGATTGTCTATTCTGTAGATGATCAGATACGACTCGCCGCCGATGACGTGCTGCACGTTGCTGGTCAAGGATTCGATGGCATCCAGGGCCGGTCGATCATTACACTCGCCAGGGAATCGATTGGCGTAGGGTTAGCGGCCGAGAGGTTTGGAGGGTCATTCTTCCAGAATGGTGCAAGACTAGGCGGGGTCCTGGAGCATCCAGGCAAGATGAGCAAAGAAGCCAGCGACAGGCTCAGAGAATCATGGAGAGCCGCTCATGGTGGAAGCGGTAAGGCAGGATCGACAGCCCTATTAGAAGAGGGTCTCAAATGGAGCCAGCTCTCGATCAGCCAGAACGATGCACAATTCCTAGAGACTCGACGCTTCCAGGTCGAAGAAATCGCCAGGTGGTTCGGGATTCCACAGCACCTTCTTGGCTCGATGGAAGGCGCAACATTTAGCAACATAGAACACCAGCAGATTGAGTTCGTCACGCATACGCTGCGACCTTGGCTCGTCAGATGGGAGCAAGAGATCAGCCGTAAACTATTCATGGATGATCAGTTTTATCCAGAGTTCCAAGTCGATGGTCTACTGCGAGGCGATACCAAAACGAGATACGAATCATATCGAATCGCTCGAGAGGCCGGCTGGATGTCAATCAATGAGATCCGCGCACTGGAGAACAGATCAGGCATCGGTACAGAGGGAGATACATATATTCAACCGCTAAACATGGGAACAGTGGCAGAGGAGGCACCAGCCGAGGACGATCGAAGTTGGGCGCAGCCATTGCTAGAGGATGCACTCATGAGAGGCCGGCGAGTCCAGGAGAACAAAGAACGTACAGCACTCAAAAGAAAAGGCGATCACTACGGTGAGTGGCGGTCCTTATGGCGAGAGCAAGAATTGCCCGGCATAATGATCGAGATACTGGCTCCATCAATTGAGGCGATATGCAGATCAGTATCGATGGACTCAAAAGATACAGACATCACGATCCGGGACACTGTGGACCAATGGATCGAATCCGATAAAGACGATACAACATTCGCTAGACAAACCATAAAGGGGATAAGATGAACGAAAAAAGAGCGATAAACTTCGAGGCGGCAGAGTTCCGATTCACTGATGACGATAAAAAGGTGCTAGAAGGGTACGCAAGTGTATTCAATAGCAAGACAGACCTGGGCAGATTCGATGAAGTGATCGAGCCGGGTGCATTCACCAGAGCATTATCAGAAGGCCAGGACGTTCGGGCATTGATCGACCACGACAGTGGTAGGATCATCGGCAGGACCAAGAACGGTACCCTCGAATTGAGAGAAGATACCAGGGGGTTGCATTCTCGCATCACGTTGCCTGATACTCAGGACGGCCGGGATCTATCGACCCTGATCGAGCGTGGTGATCTCGATGCGATGTCGTTTGGGTTCTCTGTCAAGGGTGATCGCTGGGAGAAGCAAGAAGGCAGGAACACCAGGCACATAACCGACGTAGATCTTATGGACGTGAGTATTGTGGCCTATCCAGCCTACGCCGACACGACCGTCGCACTGCGATCGATGCCAGAAGAACAACAAGGGGACAATCGCCGGCTGCGGTTCGACCTATTATTAAAAGATTTTAGGCGTAATTCTTGGCAATAAATTGCTGAGTTGTACGTTATAAACTAACAGGGGGAAGTCTTGCGACAGTTTACGCCGACGCGACTCTGGAGCTGACAACCTAACAACCTAGACAGATCTACGCCTATGCGATCTCTGCGCGGTTCAGTGCTATCAGTACAGACCCACAGGGGTCGCATTTTTACTACAAAGGGGGAAGCCAAATGGCTGAACAAACACTAACGGAGTTGAAACAACTCCGAGCAAAGGGCATCAAAGAGATGAGAGAAGTTCTCGACATCGCTGATGCAGAAGGCCGCCCATTAAGCGGCGAAGAGAGACAGAAGTACGACAAGATCGATACAGACGTCGAAGCATACACAGAAACAATCGATCGACGAGAGAAGCAAGCACGATCCGAGAATCTTATCTCGGCAGACGCTGGCGAACCTCGAGTATCACGCCAGGCATCAACGCAGGCGGAGAGATTGGACTCAGAAGAGTATCGCAACGCATTCTACAAGTACATCCGATACGGATCCGGCGCTCTAGTCGGTGACGAAGCTCGTGGTCTGTCCATTGGGACTGACTCGGCTGGCGGATATTTAACAGAAACAGTCCTTGATCGTAAACTTGTCGAGACTCTCGACGAGGCGAATATCATGCGGCAATTATGCACAGTTATCAGCACACAGTCAGACCGCACTATCGCGGTAGAATCTGATGCTGCTGCTGCTGTTTGGATGGCGGAAGAGGCCTCATTCACTGAGGACGATGTTGCATTCACTCAGGTTTCATTATCTGCTTACAAACTCGGTTCGATTCAACAACACGCTCTGGTAGCGTAGGATCCATTATGACGCAAGTTATAATTGCAAATCGTGTGAATTGCTGGGAAATCCCTCAGGGACAATCAGCAGCCAAGCCCGAAAGGGAAGGTTCAACGACTATCCGCAAGGAGTACACCTGTAGTCAGGTGGAAGCGCACGACATCCCACAGGGATGATGATATAGTCTGCTCTGCATGGCAACATGCAGCAGCCCACAGGGGCGGGTCAGTATTAACGACATTGACTGAACAAACAGGATGAAAGTATCAGACGAGTTACTTCAAGATAATGTATTCGATCTCACAAGTTACCTTGCCGCAAACTTCGCGCGCCGCATCGGCAACGCAGAAGAGGCTGCATTCGTAAACGGTGACGGATCGTCGAAGCCTACAGGCGTCACATCCGGGGCAACGGCAGCAGTAACAGCAGCCAGCGCGACGGTATTGACCAGCGACGAATTGATCGACCTCTATCACTCATGTGATCGACAGTATCGATCCAAGGCCAGTTGGCTCATGAGAGACAGCACGATCAAAGAGATCCGAAAGCTCAAAGATGGTGACGATCAGTATATATGGCAACCAGGAATGCAAGCTGGAGAGCCGGATCGTCTATTCGGTAAGCCTGTATTCGCTTCGCCAGATATGCCAGAAACTGCAACAGGTGCTATCTCTGTTGTGTTTGGTGATTTTAGTTACTACACAATCGCAGACCGTGGCTCTCGTTCATTGGTTCGATTGAACGAATTGTACAGTGCTAATGGTCAGGTAGGGTTCCGTATTCATGAACGTGTAGACGGCAAGGTTGTCCTCGCTGAGGCTCTACAGAAGATCACAATGGCATAACGTCATTAGATAGATCAGGTCAAAGGACCAACACCAGCCGGGTCCTAGCGGATCCGGCTGGATTTTAGAGGGGGAATTATGAGTCTTACACAATCAGTGGCTCCAAGCGTAGAGCCTGTTACAACAGCAGCCCAAAAGACGTGGATGAGGGTTGACAGTTCAGACGAGGATACGCTGATCGGATCGCTTGCCTCGGCCGCTCGAGCATACATCGAGATGGCTACGAGCCGGCAGTGCATTACAGCAACCTGGGTACTCAAGATAGACAACTTCCCGGCTGGAGATATTGTGCTGCCAATCTTCCCATTGCAATCGATCACGTCGATCAAGTACTACGACAATAACGACGTACAGCAAACCTGGACCTCGAGTCTCTACGATGTAGACACAGCGATGGAGCCTGGACGAGTCAGGCCAGCATCGGGAGAAGATTATCCAAGCGCCGTCCGAGGAGATACCGACGATATCGAGATCACGTTCGTTGCTGGCGATGGCAATGCTGCCAGCGATGTCCCTGATGGAATCAAGGCGGCAATCAATATACTGGCTGCGAATTGGTTCGAGAATAGAGAATCCAATACGCCTATCGGTTTGACTCCAGTGCCAATGTCTCTCGAGTCATTGATATGGCAATACAGGAGCGGTGATCTAGTATGAGAGCCGGCGCATTACGTCATCGGGTGGCCTTGCAATCGGTAGGTACAACTTACGACGATTATGGCGATCTGTCTGATAGTTGGTCCACAGCTGCTAGCGTATGGGCTGCTATCGATCCTGTCAGTGGCAGAGAGAAAGACATCTCCGGCGAATTGTCCGGCGTAGTCACGCACAAGATCAAGATCAGATACAGAGCCAGCGTCAGCCCACAGAATAGGATCACGTTCGATAGCCGCACCTTCCAGGTCGAATCCGTTAGGAATTGGCAGGAGCGAGATATCTATCTCGAGTTACTCTGCAAAGAGGTGACTACATGAGCATGACACTGACAGGTGATAAGGTCCTCGAGCGTAGGCTCAAGAAGTTACCAGCAAACGTACAGCGCAACCTGGGACGCAAGGCCATGCGCAAAGGCTTGGCAGATCTACGCAAAGAAGCAAGAAGCATCGCACCTAAAAAGACTGGCCGGCTACGCAAAGCAATCAAGACAAAGGTATCGCTAAGAAGATCGGGCGATATGACTGGTCGAGCATATATCAAAACAAAGGGCAAAGGCGGCGCACCATACGCGCACCTGGTCGAGTGGGGGACAGATCTACAAGGATCGACAGCGTATCGATTCATGACTCGAGCATTTGAGACAGGCAAGACTGAGTTCGTCGCTAACTTTAGAAGAGTGCTAAAGCAAGAGATACTGAAGGCGGGTAAAAAGTGAGCCTAGAGAAAGCAGTTAGAGCCGTACTCACAGCAGACGCAACCGTCAGCGGTTTGGTCGCTTCGAGGGTGTATCCAATGC